TCAAAGCACTCATTCATCTTCGAGTAAAGGTCCTCGGTTCCTTCATATCTCGTAAATGGCTCATCCGAGTCATCCACCACCTCTAGCTCCTCGTCTGACTCAGAGTCTTCGTAAATCTCAGGGTACAAGCTGCCAAGCTGCCGGCCTGTGACGTGGCGGATGGCAAACTTGAGTCCGTACTCCACATCCTTATCCGTCACAGTGTTACGGCCACAAGCCTTGCAGTAATGAGCAGCCAGGACGGTGGCCGACTCCATCACGGGTAAAATGATATCATTCACAGCATCCATAAAGTTGTCCTCCATGTATATACATGGTGAAGATTTCCTTAGTTATAGTAAATGAGCGAGACGCTCTACTACGGCAATAAAAACTTGGCTGGCCTGAGTAACGTCACAGCGTCAGCCTTTTATGGTACATTTGTTGGTTCAGCATCCCAGCTGACTGGCATTCCAACAGGCCCAACAGGACCTAATGGCGTGACAGGCCCCACCGGCTTCACTGGCCCCACCGGCTTCACTGGTCCCACCGGACCCACCGGCTTCACTGGCCCCACCGGCATCACAGGCCCCACCGGCTTCACAGGCCCAACCGGACCCACCGGATTCACTGGTCCCACCGGACCCACCGGCTTCACTGGTCCCACCGGCTTCACTGGTCCCACCGGCTTCACTGGTCCAACGGGACCAACTGGGTTTACCGGTCCTACTGGCTTCACGGGGCCGACGGGCCCAACGGGCTTCACAGGGCCTACAGGATCAACAGGGTTTACAGGTCCAACTGGCGCAGGCTACGGACCCTACTCGACTCCTGCAAGTACTGCTCTTGTCACAACTGCTGGAACAGCCGGAGTTGTTATACCACTCAATTCATTCACTGTAGCAAGTTCAGCGTTTACAGTGGGTCAGAAGATTCAGGTTTATCGCGACTCTGGTACGTATTTTCAGGGCACAATCACCACTGTAACACCTGCTACAAGCATCACAGTCACAGTTGATTACTCCACCACATCCGGTTCACAGACTGGAACTTGGACCGTGAGTTTGGCAGGATTGGTGGGCATAACTGGCCCTACGGGTCCTGGTTACACTGCTCTCACATCGACAACATCAGTGACTAACTCTGTCGCTGTGGGTAAGGTGTTCACCGTGCAGACCAACTCTTCATCATCTGCATTTATTGTAGGTAACCGCATCAGAATCATCAATTCAGCCTCCAACTTTATGGAGGGTATTATCACAGCCTATTCCGGAACTACACTTACCGTCACAACAGACTATGCGGTGGGTGGCGCTGGTCCTTTCACTTCATGGACCATGTCTATCGCCGGAGCTTTCGGTACTACTGGACCCACCGGTTTCACGGGACCGACGGGTATTACTGGCCCCACAGGTTTTACTGGTCCAACTGGCCCCACAGGCTTTACAGGACCCACCGGCTTCACAGGGCCTACAGGTCTAGGATACGGACCGTACTCGACTGCTGCTGCAACATCGTTTAACCCAGTTGTTGGTTCGTCAAACACAATTACTCTCCAGTCTTTTACTGGCTCAGCCTACGCAGTCAATCAGACTGTGCGCGTGTCAACGAGTTCAACTGTGTTTTTCGAGGGTACCATTACATCACAAAACTCAGGAACAGACATTACAATTTCAGTAACATACAAAACCTTTGTAGGAGTACAGACTGGTACTTGGAGTGTTTCTGTTTCGGGAATAGCAGGTTGGACTGGACCTACAGGACCTACTGGTTTCACGGGACCGACAGGATTCACCGGTCCAACAGGCTTTACAGGACCGACAGGACCGACAGGATTCACCGGTCCAACAGGCTTTACAGGACCGACAGGACCGCCAGGAATAACAGGTCCAACTGGAGCTGGATATGGTCCTTATTCAACTGCATCGACTTCGTTTTCTCCAGTTGTTAGCTCTTCAAATAACATTACAGTTACTTCTCTCAATAATTCAGCTTTCGCAGTCAATCAGCAGATTCGTGTAGCCACGAGTTCAACCGTCTTTTTCGAAGGTATCATCACTCTGATAAGTTCTCTCACCATCACTATTACTGTAACTAATTCATCATTTACTGGTACACAGACTGGTACTTGGTCTGTTTCACTGACTGGATTGGTGGGTGTAACAGGACCGACGGGATTCACAGGACCGACGGGTTTCACAGGACCGACTGGCCCAACTGGCTTCACAGGACCGACGGGTTTCACAGGCCCAACTGGCTTCACAGGTCCTACAGGTTTGCAAGGCCCGACTGGCTTAACAGGCCCACAGGGCCCACATGGTGCAGTGGGTCCACAAGGTGCAGTGGGTCCACAAGGTGCAGTGGGTCCGCAAGGTGCAGTGGGTCCACAGGGTGCAGGTGGTCCACAGGGAACAACTGGGCCAACTGGAGCTGGCTATGGACCATACTCAACTGCATCGACTTCATTTCTTCCAGTTGTTGCATCTTCGAATGTCATCACTGTAACATCAGCAGTTAGTTCCGCATTCGCTGTTGGACAGAATATTCGCGTATCATTATCTACAACCCCAGCAACATATTTCGAAGGTCTTATTACTCTCATCGGTGGTGGTACAGCGTTTACTATTACTGTCTATTACCGGAGTTTTACAACTGTACAGACAGGAACGTGGCGAATAGAACTCACTGGGCAGCAAGGGGCTCAAGGTCCACAGGGTGCAGGTGGTGCACCGGGTCCAGGTGGTCCAGTTGGTCCACAGGGTGCAGGTGGTCCAGTTGGTGCACCGGGTCCAGGTGGTCCAAATGGTGCACCGGGTCCAGGTGGTCCAAATGGTGCACCGGGTCCAGGTGGTCCACAGGGTGCACCGGGTCCAGGTGGTCCAAATGGTGCACCGGGTCCAGGTGGTCCAAATGGTGCACCGGGTCCAGGTGGTCCAAATGGTGCACCGGGTCCAGGTGGTCCACAGGGTGCACCGGGTCCAGCTGGTCCACAGGGTGCAGCACCAACATTCGCATCTTTAAATGCTGTACTTTACAGTAGCGCAGCTGCACCAGGTACAGCCACCGCTAACAACACAAGACTGAGATTTGATGGAACTACACTCACATGTAATGCTGATATCATCGCATACGGTGGTATTTCTGATGATCGCCTCAAGGTTGATCAACAACCTTTAATGGATGGTCTTGCAAAAATCTTACCACTGAAGACTTTTACATATTACTTTAACGATCTTGCTCGCAAGATTGGCCTTCGTGGATGCTACCAGCGAATGGTTGGCATGAGTGCACAGGAGGTGCGAAGTGTCTGCCCAGAGGCTGTTCAGAGAGTCCCAGGAAACGAAGAATATTTTATGTTGAAGTACGAGCGTTTGATTCCTCTTCTCATCAAGGCTCTGCAAGAGGAGGTGCAGAAGCGTGAAGAGCTTGAGAAGCGAGTATTTATTCTCGAGAATAAGTAAATGGGAGTCATTGCTCCACAATTAACGTTAGAACCATCAGGTGTACAACTCTCAAATGTATATCTCGGATTTGGTCACCAACCAATTCAAATCTCAAAAACATTCCGTGATACAAGCTTTGAAACTGATGCACCTGACTATAAAAAATATCGCATATCGGGAAACTTGTTCATAAAACAGAAACAAGAAGACTTTGATTCTCCTCTTACATATTTCATACAATCATTTGTGGATGATATACCGTCGAATCCATACGAACTCTTATATTCAGACCTCAAAGAAATGATCCCATCTACTGTAGATTGTTGAACAGCATCAGTCCAGAGCCATTTTCAATCTTGAAGATGTTGTATGAGCGAGCATACACTCTGAAGTAGCTGTCGGATGAAGCTACCCGAGTATTGACGTTGATTGTCTGGCGGGCTATACGGCCAAAGTTCAGGTGACCTGTTGGGTCATCATTCTCGGGATCGAGACAGAATGAATATACGAAAAAGTTGTGGGTCGGGGTTCTTGTATAGTAGTCCATAGTCTGGACGTTGTGGAGGTACAGTGGGATGCCTATATCAGCTGATATGACACTCTGACCATTGAGCACAAGGCTCAAATTCTGCAGATTGCTCGAATACGAGTATGGCGTGGCATTTGAGTCTTGTATCAGAAAGAACATATCTTTGACGGGATTGGTAAAATTCAGATTGAATGAGATATTCGATGTCAGGGCTGGGATGGTGCCTTGGAAAAACTGAACTTGCTCGATAATGTACTCGAGAGGTTTGGTCTGCATGACTTTAGCCTCGTCATCCGACAGGTAAACATAATCTACTAGAAACTGTTGTTTGATTGGTGTCCGACCCTCATACGGCAATATAAAGTTGCCTGCATCGTTTGATTGTGCCGCAAATGTGTAACCATCTCTGTACTGAATCTTAATCTGAATAACCGTATCCTCCTTCAGAGCTGCCAGAGGCAAGCCTCTCTTGGTGAGAGAGAAGGGAACCACCACGTAGAATGACAATGGGCTTCTCGCAAACACACCCTTACCGTGAATTGTTCCCAGTGATGGCTGCTTCCCCTCCGGAACAGTCAGGTCATTCAGAAGCTCTATGTACTCACCATAGACTCTCTCTATGAGCTGTCTTCCACAGTACAGCTCTATGTGATCAATCATGTATGTACCAGCAGACTGGATGAAAGACAAGTTTGTTTCATCAAATTCCACCTTCAGGATGATTCGTGAGATGACATCTCCTCTGTGAGGAAGGACTGTCCATGACGTTCCTCCAAATCGAGTGTCCGAGTCTGTATCCACCTCGAGTGTCTGAACCTGGAACCTGGTTGTGCCATCATACTTGTTGAGAAAGTACGAGTGTGTAGCCTCGTTGGCGTCCAAAAAGTCTCTAAGAGACATCCTGATATGTTACCCCATTTTACTTTGAGCTGTTGAACAGCAGGCCCGCCAGGCCATTCTCCACACGAAGGATATTATAGTTTTTGGCGTAGATGACAAAGGTTCTTTGGGCTGCAGACGGATCAAACTTGACATCGTAAATCTGTTGGCGAATACGAGACATGTTTACATATGTACTAGGATCTCCAATCTCTGGGTGGAGAGCAAAGCTCTTGACGTAGACATTGCTTGAAGGGATACTGGTGTGCTTGTAGAGCGGCTCAATCACCTGGAGGACAGTAGAGTCATCCTCGAACGCCAGCTGTCCGTTGTAGTAGAGCTGAATCTGATTGACTGCGTTAGAGTACTGGAATACGCCAGTGTGCACCAGAAAGTAGAGTTCGTAGACTGGATTGACGAAATACGTTTGGTAGAGGGCACCGGAGGTGTTGGCCAGGATGACTGATGATGATTTCTGGAGTTGGGTGATGGTGTAGTCGAGCCTCTTCTCTTTGAAGAACTTCATCTCCTCTTGAGAAATGAATGCTATGTCAGCTAGAATGGTTGCATCGTAAAATGCTGGGAGTTTGGTGATGGTACTCTGCAACTCAGTCAGAGGCCTGAAGTTGACATGGAGCTCGACATCTTGGCGCCCCAGAGCCACCATCGGTAGAGAGAGCTCAGGTTTGTTGTAAAAGTAGAATGGTATATTTGCGATATAGGTTCTGGGATTGACACCTAATGTAGCATCCGACTTACCTATGAGGACGTTTAGTGCCGTCTGATTCTCGTATGGAATAGTCAGCTCATCTTCAATTTGTATAAACTCACCCGTGATCCGTTCGATGAGTTGACCACCCACATAGAGTTCGGCCGAGTCAATCATGCGATTCGCCACAGAGTCGACATACACGGAAGAGTTACTGAACGTGTTGCCTGCACTAAATCCAGCCTGAATCATGGTAAAGTTGGCTTCGACGAGCTGACTTCCATTTGCGTTATACGGGATGAAAATAGAGAATGAGTTGACACCGTAAAAGTTTGACAGTGCAATCTGGCCAGAGGTTTGGATCTGTGGCCGGACTCCATAGAGATCCTCCAAGTCGAATGGTGGGTTGATGGCGTACTCTGCCAGAATTGCTCCGGCGGTGATGGGATTACCAACTTGTGGTGGTGGGGCGGGCAACACCATATCTACTTCTTACTGACATTTTCTAATTCGCAAATGCGCTGATCAAGCACCTGAATAGTCTGGATAAGGTGGGGCACAAGTCTCGCCCAATCCACCGTCTTGAACTCGAGAGTGTTACTCACAGCCAAGGGCTCAACCACCTCCACCTCTTGAGCGATAAGACCAATATCTCTTGTGCCAGCCTTGCCTGGTTTGGCAATTGGCAGCTTGTCGGCCCACGTGAACGAGACTGGGTTCAGAGCCCGAATCACATCAAGCGAGTTTTCAAGTGGCAGAACATTCGACTTGAATCGGCCGTCACATAGATCCGAGAAACCAACAATATCATTCTGAGCTACGAGTGACCCAAACACATTCACATTGCTGATGATGTTCATAACTGTAATGAGTGGCAAGATGCCACCAGCGGTGGGTGGTGGCGCAATATTACCGTATATAAACAAGTCACCTGCAACCAACAGACTCCCATCTACTAGAGTCGGCATCCTTTCATATACAGAGATTTTATGCCCTGTTGCGTGGATCAAACCCCCAAAACACCATATTATCATAACTCGTGAATGCGAGATTTGCTATCGGCTTGCTGAAAGATTTGAAGTTCCACTTTTGAGTAGTCTGGTTATAGAAGACGGTCACGTTCTGAGCTGTAAGCTTTGGGAAGGTGAGCCATGGGATACTCGATGGTGACGTGAAATCAGCTTGAGAAGGAGAAAAGAACATGATGTTACTGTATGATGCTGGCTGTTGGGGTGTGCTGAGTGTCAATTTGAGTAATGTATTAGAAGAAATGATTTCAGCTACAGTTGCAATTCCGGTGTATCCCATCCCGAGGACATTTGCCCCGACTTGAATCGTAGCCCCAGTTCCAAGAACTCCGCTAATCTGCACGTTGGATTCCGTCAGAAGATTTGTAGTGGCTTGGGCGGCATATCCCACATAGACTGAATCAGATACAGACACTGGTTGTTGGACTGAAGGGAATGTGAGAGTTGCAGATATCGCGGCTGCGTTTATGGTCACTACATTCGAAAGTGTACCTATGAGTGAGCTGTTACTCGTCCTTAGCATACTGTAATTTGGTGTTGCACCTGTGACCAACCCACCAGAATTGACAGTCACGAGAGTATTCGAGATGGTGTTGGTTGTTACTATGGCGGAAGATGTCTGGAAAGTGACAATGGTATTTGTAAAACTGAATGGTTGTTGGGGCTCAAAATTACCAATCATGGTGGTTGTGGTGACATTAGACGGCGTGACCGAGCCGCTCACGCCAATCATGGTAAAATTTTTATTAATGACTCCAAATGTATTAGAAAGATTGAGTGTAGCACTAGTAATAGGAGTTGTTGTATATGACATATTTGAATATGGTGAGATGTAAGAAAGAAAGTTATTCTTGACGAATGGTTGTCTTGGAGGGAAGGTCACAACGAGTGAGGTTGCATTAGCTGCAGTGATATAGTCCTGACTTGGGGTCAGGATATTACTGACATACTGTCCAACGGACGCGAGTACATCTCCAGATACGGGTGTATAGGAGTAGACCGCGGTGGTGATGTTCGCAGTTTTGACCCTGGCTGAGGTGAATGCATACACAGTAAAGTTATTTTGGAAAGAGACTGGCTGTTGGGGAGGAAAGCTTAAATTCAATATGTTAGATGTTGACTCAAATGAAATCACATTCTGAACTGGACCCCAGTATGGAAGAATGTGACCCCCCAAATTTGTAGTTCCCTGTATATTCGCGTAGAGAATCGAGCTTGGGTCTGGACCTATAAGGTTGGACACAAGCATTTCAAGTCGAGACACATTGAGAGTTGAGACTGTTGCAGTTTGTCCACCGTTATACGTCACACTCAGATTCGAAAAACTCTGGGGTTGCTGAGAGCTTATAGTGACTGTCACATCCGACGGGTAGTCAGACATATTGAGCACAGTTGCCGTCCCGAATCCTAAACCACCTGTGAAATTAAGCACATCATTGACCGCCGGTACCCCTGTAGGGCTGAAAAAGGCGATATTAGATGTAGTGATGTTAACTGTCGATAAATTAGAGGTTGTTGTTGAGAAGAATACATTTACTGGATTGGTGAATGAGAATGGTTGGCGACTTGATACATTGACAGAGATTGCAGACGGGAACACGGTTGCGACATTGGCCGTGAATGGGAGACCATAAACGTTTCCGTAAGTAAGACCACCATATGGACCATCCGTAAACTCGAGAAGAGTGGTGTTAATGTCAGCCAAGTTGGTTGTAGCCACGATATTCGATATGAACATGGTACCTGATTCACTGAGAGGCTGCTGTGTGATGATATTAGCAGATACAACAGATCCACTCACGCTCGCTACATTAGGGGTTGATGTCACGTTGAAAGTTGTATTGGCAAAAAAGATATTCATGCCTGGGAAGATGGAGTTGGCTATGAATGATGGAGTCGAGGTGACTGTAAACTGAGTCTGTGTAATGTCTTCTGTTGAAACGTTCGAATAATTTACAAAGGATAGAGTATTAGAAATAAAAGAGGTTGGTGGCTGAGACGTAAAGTTGAGTTTTCCATCTGTCGAATTGTATATATTTGCAGTTACGGTGCCGGACAGTCCAGTGTTGTACACGAGCATACCATCAGTCAGTGTCTCGACATTACCTGTATATGTGAAGGCGAGATCAGTCACTGGATTGGTTGAATACGTAGTGGTTATATTCGAGTAGTAAACAGTCTGATTGAATGACTTGGGTTGCTGGGATGTAAGTTTTACGTAAATCTCAAATAGGCCACCTCCATACGAGTTCACTATGTTCACTACATTAACCGCTCCAGTGTATCCAGTGTTAAACACATTCATCCCGTTAACTGGGGTGACATACAGAGATGTCACTGGAGAGAGAATAGCGTTAGTGATGTTTTCTGTTATGGCATTGGCAATACAGTTTGCAAAGTTGATATGCGTCACAGTGGTGACTGGTTCAACATATTGCTGGGTAATCAGATTGGATACAATATATTCCGTGTCAATAACGTTAGATGTCCTGACCAGACCAATGTAAGGGGTTCCGTATATGAACATTTCACTGTTCAAAGAACCTTGAAGGTTCGATAGAGCCATGGCGACATTGGAGATTTCGTTATAGGTTGCAAAGATATTGGAAGGTGTCTGTTGAGCATTGACGATGACGTTTGATCCATCTGTAAAGTTGAATTGGATACTTGGTGAGTATCGAAGAGTCTTGATCCATCCTGGCCCAGGTGTGTACACCGAAGGGAGATTCACCTTGAGAGACAATCCGCGCAAAAAATCACCCTTGTAAGGGATTCTGCAAATTGCGTTTCCACCGGACGCGAGTGGGGGATTGTTAAAAGGAACCTCAAATGTGTTGAGGAGAAAAGACGAATGAGACTTGTAAATCGTTGTAAAGTATGAAACATCAGGAGTACCGTTAATATATACATCCTGTACACCCTCAGCTGCTATTTTAAGCCACCCAGCTGATGACATTACTAATGGTTGCGCGTATTTTTTTAACAGTCAAAATCCCCTTTATAGTAGATGAACCTGCAGCTCAGGAGGTTCGACCCTACCAAGATTGCGGATGACAAGGTGTGTATTTTCATAGGAAAGCGTGGGAGTGGTAAATCGACTCTCGTGACTGACATCCTCTGGCACAAGAGACACATCCCAGTGGGTGTAGTGATGAGTGCAACCGAGGAGGGTAACCATCACTACAAGCAGTTTGTTCCTGATC